AAGATGTCGGCGGAATCGGCAAGCTCAAAGAACTCGCCGAGGAATCGGAAACGGATGGCGAAGCGTATCTGAAGACGTTGATGCTTACGGTCGACTGGAAGTGCGGCCGACATTTCCGCGCGGTGCAATACGTCAAACCCTATGTGGTCTACTTCGTCGGCCCCAACGCTGGCAGCTGCGCCGTCTATAAGGAAGTCGCGGTGCTGGGTGGACCAATGGTAGAGCGGGGCGACCCCATCGACGAGGACTTGATATTCCAGTACGTGGGATGGAAGACGCTGAAGGGAGCGGGTGGGTTTCCGATCAAGATTCGAGTGGTGAAAGTGCGCAACTGATCGGCGGGGTTTTCGCTTCAGCCTGAATCTGGGTGAACGATCGCGCGTCTGATTACAGAATGTCTTTCAAGTAACCCTTGAGCGCGAGGAGCGGCTGATCCAGCTGCTCCAGCGACTGCGCCTGGCTGAAATCCGCTGACAGTTTGTGTAGTTCACGTCCGAGCGGTTTTTCGACACCTCCCAGGGCATCCATCGCCAACTCCAGGCATTCATTCATCTTGAATTGAATGGTGTCGACATCCCCGCGTTTCACCAGCAACTCGAAAATGTCTTTCTGATAGTCACCCATGACCATGTCGTCCCGCAAAATCGGGCTCAGGCCTTCTTCCTCATAAGCAAGCTTGAGGGAAAAAAGGGCGACTGTTTCCAGTGACGTTTCCATGGTGTGGACCTTTGTAAAGTTTTACTGGGCAGCTGTTGGTGGTTCCGGTAGGCGAATGGTCGCAGACTCCGTCCAAGTATACCGTCCCCAGGTTCCTGATCTGTTGGCTGTTCTGTTAGGTTATGAGGTCTACAAGGAATTTTGACAGGAGGTCATCATGGCTAAGCCAGCAGCACGTAAAAGTGATCCTTACAGTTGTCCGGTACCTGGGCACGGTACTAATCCCATTGCGGTAGGCTCTTCTGACGTGATGGCCTACCCGCAGCGCGCCAGGGCGATGCTTGCACTTGCGGTAGCGCGCTTTCATCAGGACTATCTTCTACCGTTTTCATCAACGGCAAGAATGCCGCAACCATCGACACCGGCGGCGCCCACGGCGGCATCGTAGTTGGCGGATCGGGGACAGTGATTATCGGCGATAGCCATACACCCTGCGAATTTGTCCCTCCTGAACCGTTAGCCGGTCACGCTCGATGGATTGGCTTCCGAATCCCTGCCGAAGAAAGCTATGAGGGCTTATCGTGCATCGCGCACTTTGAGGATGGCTCATCGTTATCTGGGGTATTCGATAAGGACAACCCAGTGAAATTTGCGAATACGTCCGGTAAGACATGCTTGATGCTCAAATTCGAAGATGAGGCGCAGATCGTTTTTTCGTCTCTGACAGAGAGCTTTTTGAACAAGATTTTAGGATAAGGAACATCCTATGACCGAGCCTTACCTCGTCACTGGCAGCTACGTTGTTCAGCGTGAGCACGCTTTACAGGATTCCCCGCTAGAAAGGGCTTTAGAGCTTATGGAGGGGACCGCGCTGAGGTTTTCTTTGGACGCGATCTCTGACGAAAAAATTCGAGCAAACTATATAAAAAACATAAAACGGATGTCGCAGCAGACGCTTGATGATGTGAGGGCCGGGAAGATTACGGCGCGAGAGGGTGTGCAATTCAGCAACGAAATGCGCAACAAAATCTTGATGGAACACCGCAAGGTGACCTCAGCGCAGGGTCTGGCTGTCGTGCAAAAAAAGAAGCCAGAAGGCAGGGTGCTTCAAGATCTCCTGGACAAATATTCGAAGCAGGTTTTCAAGAAAGATTACAATCTTTTGACTTCTGCGGAGCAGAGCAAGGTCCATTACACAATTTTGGAAGCAGCAGGCCGCGACGACACCAGGTTTTCGAATGGGACCAAAAAAATGCAGCTTATGGGCAAGCTTGGCATTTTGATTACCGCTGCCCTCGCTACTTATCAAATACTCAATGCTGAAAACAAAATAAAAGAAACAGCGCGTCAGGGCCTCATCGTGGGAGGCGGTGCGGCGGGTGGCATTCTGGCCGGGCTGGGGGTCAGTGCGCTCTGTGGGCCGGGCGCTCCGATCTGTGCATTTGCCGTAGTGATTGTCGGAACCATCGTCGGAGGTGTTGCAGGCGGTACCGTTGCAGACTCGTTCGATGAGGAATTAGAGGAGTTCTCCCATTGGGACATACTTTGAGTCAGCCTGAACTGACAAAGGTTAGAGTCGCGCTTTCGGATCCCTTTAACGATTTTCCAGTTGATTACGACTACATAGCCAGCGAAGTCAAAGGTGTTGATCCCCACATTCTCTACGAGATCCTTTATTCCGAAGTCGCACCGGTGTGCTACAGCAATATTGCAGCTGCCCTACCAACGGTATGGACAGGCTTTGATCCTGATTCCCTCAACGCCATGATTGAGGAAAGGCGAGCGGCAAGGCAAAACAATTGGTTACGCAGGCAGTTCGACAAATTGCTCGTCCGTTGGCTGGAATACAACTACGGATATATCTGGAAGGAAATCGCCACCAGGCTATGAGTTCCGAGTTAGAAAGCTTGATCTTTTGGTTGACATGATCAACGCATAGGGGCCCGGTTGGACCCTGTCTCAGATGAAGATTTCTGGTTTTCAAATAGCTGGAAGCGGTAGAGGATTGGCGTAGTCGTTGGCGGCGGTTGTTCCGAACGCCTTGGGTGCTGCTCTCGCGTCTTCGAAAATAGCGAGTGCCTCGAATTGCCGAGGCATGCGCTGGCGTGGCTGGCCAGTGAGCATGTGCACCTACATTTCGGCATCCAGCACCTTGCATACCTCGGTTGGCACTTTCCAGCAGGCGAAAAAAAAGGCCTTGCTAAGCAAGACCTTTCTTAATTTTGGTGCCCCGAGGGGGCAACGGTCTGAATGCGACAGTAACGTACCATAAGCGGCGAACACCTGCGATGCCCGGCTATGCTGGTGATTGGCCGTGTCGTGCGAAGACAGTGAGCGGCAGTTTCGTGCAAGTGCGTGGTAGCCTTTACGCCATTTTTACGCCAGGAGGGTGGAATGGCTTCGTACCGGAAACGAAGTGGTGGTTGGCGCGCAGAGGTCGCGAAGCAAGGTGTTCGTGACTCCCAGACGTTCGATACCAAAGCCGCGGCTGTTGCTTGGGCAACTGCTCGTGAAGCTGAGATCATTGTGCAGAGTGGTAAGTCTCGCACAAGCGTCTCTATGACGCTTTCGGAGGCACTGCGTAGGTACAAGCGCGATGTGTCACCAACCAAGGCAGGCCAGCGCTGGGAGGAGCTACGGCTTGATAAGTTCGACAGGGAACTGGAGTGGGTCGGAGAGTTGATGGATAGCATAACGTCCGAGCAGGTCGCTCAATGGCGGGATGCACGCTTGAAGGTGGTGAAGACCGCGACGGTCAGGCGTGAAATGACACTTCTGTCGTCCGTCTTTGAACTCGCCAGACGTGAATGGAAAACCTGCCTGGCCAACCCTGTCCGTGATGCGAAACGGCCGAGCAATGGTGCGCCCCGCGAACGACGTGTCGCTCCCGGCGAAATCAGCGCGCTGCTGAATCGACTTGGCTATGTCGAGGGGGAGCCGCCGGTGACGCTTCTGCAGGAGTTGGGATATGCGTTTCTCATCGCGATCGAAACCGCGATGAGGCAAGGCGAGATACTGGGGCTGACCGCGAAATGGGTGAACCTGCGCGAGCGCTTCGTCCATCTGCCAATGACCAAGAACGGCACCAGTCGGAATGTTCCTCTGAGCAAACGTGCGGGGGAGTTGTTGGAGCCGCTTTACAAGGGCAAGAGCGCTGGTGATCGGCTGTTCAGATTAGAGTCAGGATCGGCGGACGCTATGTTCCGGAGGATCCGCGACGAACTGGGAATCGATGGTCTGACGTTTCACGACACTCGGCATGAGGCCATTACGCGGCTCGCTCGTAAGGTCGACGTGCTGGATTTGGCGCGTATTACCGGCCACAAGGATCTCAAGTCTTTGATGATCTATTACAACGCCACTGCGTCAGAACTGGCGCAGCGTCTGGGATAAAAAAAGCCTGCGGAGTACGCAGGCTTTTTTATTCACGCTGTTTGCCTTGTGCGCCTCGTTGCGGGCAACCGGGCGCGATGTTGCCGCAACCAGGTAATCACCTCTACTGCGAACCATCTTTTCGCGGCTTTCAATCCAGTGGCGCAAGGTTGAACGCTCGTAGGGAAGCCAGGTTGAACTACAACCCGCCGCTCGACCGTGTAGGCGGATAGCTTTAGATACGCGGCGATGTCCTGGGCTGTCCATAGCTCATGCTCCGCCGCAACAGCGGGGCGCTGCAGCTGCCGAATCAGTTCTTGTATCGAACTGAGCAGATCCGGCGATTCGATTGGCATATCAGCGGGCATAACGACGTTCCTTCGCTAATCTCGCGGCTATTTTTTCCGCCATAAAGTTCTCCCATTCCTCTGTTTTGCGTTGCTGCCGTTGCTTACTGCAGCGGTTATGCCGGGGAATGGATCGAGCGAAGCCGCAAATATCGCAGACGCTGGGCAAGTCAAGCCGCTTGCTGGCCAGCGCCGGGCGTATACGAGTGGTGTTGTTTGGTTCAGACATGTTTTCGGCCCCGCAACTGCTGGGTGGAGGTGTTGTGAGTGGCGAGTACGTTTGCAACAACAAGCGCCTCAACGTCGGTTAGATCGCCCTGCGCTTTGGCTATGTTGGCCAGCGATTCAAGGCGGTTTCGCGCATCAATAGTTTTTTGCACCTGGTATTCAAAAATCGCGGTACCAACTATTTGGATCGTCATCAGGTGGCGTCCCGTCAACGCGCTTTGCTCGCGCGATGTGGTAGCCTTTGGGTCGCTGCTTCGGTGCTGTGCTTGCATAGTGTTGCCCTCAGTAGCGGGTATCGAGGGAGCGCAATCCCTCGATACCCTTCATTTACCGGCGCCGCCGGCATCGTTTCTGGTTGAGCGGGTTTAAGCCGATCGCACCAGGTGAATCACCAAACTTTCAAACTCCCCTTGTTCATCACAGGCCTGCCACTCAAGGACGGCTTGCGCTTGAACGCGGCTGCAATTCATAACGAGGATTTCGCGGTCGCCTCGGTTGAAGCGGATTTCCAATGCGTCGACCAGGCCCGCATTGGCATACGCTTCCGCGAAAACAGTCCGGATTTCAGACCCACACTGGGCCGCTGCGGTACTGAGTCGGCGGATCTCCGCTGTCGAGTCGTGTTGGCCTCGATCGTTAATCACTTGAATCTGCATGGCATCGCCCTCACGCCTTGAAGTGCCAGCAGCGAACCGTCTGTGGGATCGGGGTCAAAGGCGTGCGCGCCTGCAGCGCTGCCCTGATGCTGCTTTCGGTGGGCTTACTCGCCTCAAGCAATTTGTGGGTGCGGCCGTCCTTGAGCATTCGTCGTAGGGTGGCCAAGTCCGGTATGCGCTGACGGTGTTCGTGAGCGACTTCTGCGAACTGGTTGAGGTTGATCGCGATGACGCCGGCGTTCTTGCTGTGGTTGACCAGCGGGGCGCCCGGGAGGGATTCCAGGTAGTCATAGACCTGCCAGAAGTCGTTCAGCTCTTGCGGATCGGTGGTGATTGCCGCCTGCCGTTCGTTGGCCATGCCCTTGATGTATTGCTGGGTTTCTCGAACCATCTGTTCAGGCAGTTGGAGTACCAATTGAAGGCAGTCGACCAGGGCGAGCAGCATGCTGTGGTTACGGATGATGCGATCCGAAGTCAGCTTTTTGCTGGCCCATAATTCCATACGGTACTTCGGGTATACCTCGGCGAAGCGCTTCATCACCTGCGACTCGGCCTTCATCGCCTTGACTATGAAGTGGCTGACGTCTTCGACTTGCGTCTGGACGAGCGAGTCTGCAGCTGCACGGCTGTCTTCGGTAATGTTGGGCTTAGGGAAATACAGTTTGGTGATCCGGCTCAGAATCGCTTCATGCCCGGACACACCCGCGTTCTGCGCAATAACGATCGACGCACGGAAGGGCGGTTCGTAGGTGTCGTTGCTGTTGTTCTTCACGCCCCGGGTGCGCAGCAGCCCACCACCGTAGTAGTCCTTGAATTCATCCCATTCAAACGATTTTGCGTTATCGGCATCGGTGTTGCGGTCTGCCTCAAGCAGTACCAGGGGAATGTTTGAAACCTGACCCATTGCACGGCTGCGGCCGGAGGTGGAGCCCTTTGCAGGGTCGAAGCCTTCATAGAGACGCCCGAACAGTTTCCATAGAAATTTGATCAAGGTCGTTTTGCCGGAATCAGGCTCGCCCGACATTTCAAGGAACGGGAAGCTCTCGTAGTCGGCACGGATCTGCTCGGCGAATAGCGAGCCAAACCAGTAGGTCAGGGCAACGAGTCCCTTTTCGCCAAAGCACAGCCAGAGCTTCGGTAGCCAGTCATCGCGATACGCCTTGGCAGTGGGAGCCATGGCGATCTTGATGGACTTCATCAGGCACTTGACCCGTGACTGACCGAATTCGAAATAGTCTTCTTCGTTGGCCTTGTAGACGTTCCCCCCTTGGATGGCGATATCGTTAAAGATGTAGGCCTTATGCTCTTTGCTGTACCCGATGTAATCGATGGTTTCGACCGTTTGCAGCCCTTCCGTCTGGCGGATGACGATCTGGTCTAGGTATTTTTGTGTGCCAAGCCAGGTCGCGCCGGCAAACATCAAGCGCGCCTTGAATTCACTGCTCGACGAAATTTGTTTGGGGGTGAACGTAAATTTTTCAGGTGCGTTGTCACTCGGGGTATCGACCTGGAAATAGAACCAGGCGTCACCGGTCACGTCGTTCACCTGCTTGTAAAGCGCCTCAAATTTGCAGTTGGCAATCTGTTTCAGCGCGCAGACAGACTCCAAAACCTTGTGCCGTGCTTGGCGATCGTTCAGAAGTTGATCGTCGTGATCATCACTGTTGATAAGGGCGCGCTGCTCGTCTTCCAGCTTGGACAGGTCAAATTTTGCCCAATACATCCGGTCGGCGAAATCGAAATGGAATTCCGACGTTGCGTCTTCCCAGGTGTACATCAAGATCGCTTTCTCACGGGGCGAAGCCGCCAGAAGCAAATCACCTTCGTGGCGCGCAATTTGGAGGTCGCGCTGACGTCGTTGTTCGCGCTTGTCGGAGTCTTCAAAGCCCCAACGTTGATGCAGGTCGTTCCAGTCGAGCTTCTGCCGGCGGCGTTGTGGTATCAGCGCTGCACTGCAGCTATAGCCCAGCTCGCGAGACAACTTTGCCCAACGCTGTAGGTAGCCGCGCGCTGTCGGTTCGTTATCCAAAGCCCAGACCAGTCGAGGCAGGTTGCCTTTGCGTTGCTCTGCCAGTTGCTCCAGCGCGTGAGCGGGGTAACTGACGCTCGACATAGCAGAGACTGCCGGGATGCCGTTCTGCAGGAGAGCGATGGCGTCAAAGATCCCTTCGACAATCCATAGCTCTTCTACGGTGGCCAGGTCGACGGAGGGCGGGCACCACCAGTAACCGAGGGCGCTATATTTTGGTTTGAACCTAGCCTTCATTTTGCCGAAGCGGGATGGGCGATCGATCAAACGTTCCCAATACCCATCGTTCGGAAGCGGAAAACGGATCGTGGCGCTGGAATGTCCCGTCTCGTGATTGACGTAGTTTTCTTGCGTGAACCAGCCGGTCATTGACCCAACGTCAAAGCCCCGGGCGAACTCAAGGTACGCCCGAGCTGTCACGGTTGGATCGTTGTCTGTCGCTGGCGCACGCTTGCTCCAGTCCTCGAAAAGATCTTCGTACAGATTTTTCACATGCTCGATGTGACCACAGCGTTCAGGACGACCGCAGCGGATTTGCCATGGGTTGTCGTATCGGGCGTAGAGTTCTTTCTTTTTACACTTGGGACATGTGCCCCCACGCATGTATTTCGTGCCGGCGCGAAGTTTCAGGTCGAAATCGAATTGCAGGCGTTCGATGACCGTATCTCTGAGGTCGTCTTTCATCATCATGATTATTTCTTCGCTGCTTTGAGGCTGAGGCTAAGGCTGTGAGTGAGGGCGCCGATCAGACTTTTCTGGGCGGCCATCACCGGGCTGTTGGCAAGGATCGATCCGTGGCGGAGGCCATCGGGAATTAGGCGGTACTGATCTGCGTACCAAAGGTCATTGAGGCTGAATCGGTACTGTTCGCGCAGGTTGGCCAAGAGCGCTTTAGCCTGGTCAGGCGTAAGTTTTGTGTTGATTTCCATGGCGTTTTCCATCGTCAAACCTCAATTTCGGACGCAGTTCACCCAAACCCATTGGCATGGGGGATCGGAGTTTTTATTGGTTAGGTGTTACGGAGTGGTGACGCGGAAACGCCCGTTGTCCGGTGCGTTGAGGATGCGTTCGTAAATTAGGCTGACGGGAATGGCCCAAACCTCACCGGTGCCCGTGTCAGTGATAACTGTGTGTGTTGGCGTGCTGGTCATTACATCCAGGCGCTGCCGATCGCTGGCAACAGACAAATCGCTGTAGGCCAGGTGAACAATTTTTTCGGCTGTCGGAGTCAGTACGTCGAAGTCCGCGACCAAATGCTGTACAGCTCGTTTGATCAGTTGTTGATCGTCGCTCAGGTGTTCGCACCGGTGCCGTTCAAGAAACACCGACGCCGCAGCTTTGAGCATGTCCTGATATTCCTGTACTGCAGGTAGATTGTTCATTGGGCTTTCCCTGCGCGGTAAAGAGCGATTGCGGCAAGCACTTCGGCGTGCCGTGCAGCAACGTGGAGGTTGTGAGCGTCAAGAATCAGCTCGGCTTCTTGTTCGCTAATTGAACCGTCTTCCAATGCCTTGGCGATCGCCTGGTCTACGCAACCTCGCTTTGCTGCGACCTGCAGTGAGCGAGCGTAAAGCTCTACGTTATCCAGGGTTTCAGGATCAGCTACAGGCACGAACAGCCCGCCGTACATTGATGCGACGTAGTTGGGGAAGTGGTGAGTTCCACAGTCTTGCTCCAGCATGAAAACCTGAGAGTCACTGAGAGGACTGCAGCCGGCGTTTTCGTAGGCATGGTTGTCGAACTTTTTGAGCTTCAGCCCCAAGCGTGCAGCGGCGGCTTCGCGTCCGCCGGTGTAGCTGCGAATGATCTCGCTTATAACTTCTTTGCGGGTGTCTAGGATCGGGCTTTTCATCTTCTACTTTTCCCTGTTGAACGCCGGTACTACTGTTCAATTACGCCGTCTTTGATACCGAGCAGAACGGCGGCGCGATGTGCCTCCCCACGGCGACCTTTGATCCGACCGTTCAACAGGTCGCTGACTAAATTTTTGTTCAGTCCGTGCTTACGACTGAACTCCGCAATGCTGACGCCCTTTCGATCGAGAGCCGCCCGGGCTTGCTCGTGCGTGACGGTGGCGGGCATAGTGTTCCCCCTGTTCGTTTGTGTTTGTTTGCGTTTGTGTGTGGTGATTCTTGGTCAAAAAAATGATCAAGTCAACGGTGGTGACTAAAAAAATGCTCATAGCGGATCGTGTCGGTGAACGCCTCAGGGAAGAGCGCGAGCGCTTGGGGATGAGTCAAACAGATTTTGGCGCCCTACTCGGTGTTAGTCGGGGGACGCAAAAAAACTACGAACTGGGGGCCAGCTCTCTTGATCTTCGGTATGTAACCGCGCTTGAAGCGCACGGGGTAGATGCGGCGTACGTGCTTACTGGCAGGCGCTCAACTCCACTTGATCAGCTGTTTACTCCTTCTGAAGAACACCTGATTAAGCAGTTCAGAACAATTTCCGACGATGACCAAAAAGCGATTCGTCGATTTCTCGAGGCCATGGCGGAGGACGCCGCCCGGCACCGTTCTTAGATAGCAGTAAACCCTTACAATCTTTGGGGTAGCTCTTATTTCAATGCTCTCGCGCACGCTTCATAAAGTCTGATCAGCAATGCACTTTATGGAGTAGTTAGCATGTTGGATCGCAAGAAGAACGATCAAGACGCCCTTAAAAACACTGAGTCGGAAGCTGCCGCACTCACTGACATTGAGCGCCGACTGATCGATCTGTATCGCCGGCTGAGTCGCGTTGAACAGCAACACGTTCGCCGCTTAGCCGAGATACTGGCAATCAACCCAAAGGAGAAAACAGGGGGCTGACCGTCATTCTTTGAATGATCCCGATCGCCGGCGCTCGTACGTCGGCGATTTGTAATTACGCTACCGCCTGCGATCCCAACTGCTCGAATAGCTCCCGCTGCTTCGCCCTGGGCATTTCCCTTAGACGATCGATTAACATCCGTTCGAACGTCTGGGATGACGGACTGAGCGTGTGCGAGAACGTCAGATTTGCCACCCATGTGTGCCCGCACTTTGCGTCCAGGCACTGGCAGTACAGTTTTACAAAGGCTCTGGTTACCTCTTCCCGCGAGGCAAT